AAGCGCCGCAGCTGATTTCTTGCCCAGCGCTTCAACATCCTTTGCGTTAAACAAACGCATTCCCGATTCATCGCAAACGGTAAGCACTGCTAATCGAGCGCGAATGTTTTCTAAATTCGCCTCTTTATTCTTGCCTCTACCCTGCGCGCAACTTGCCTCGAATTGGTCACGTTCGCAACCGCTCATCGTACGAATAAAAACATCACCACCCCATTGCGGGATGGTGAGTTTAATTCGCGGTAAGTCGTCGGAAGCAAGGATTGATTTTCTATCAAGCATACGAAACGCCCTTTTAGAATGTTACTGTTGAAGTTACTTTCATTGAAACACTTGCTGTAAGTTTATCATCAATTGCAGCACTTGGGGAAAATCCAGTTATGATTGCTGAGAATGACATTGTTGTGGAATCGCTCCATGTGACCACGATTGATTTCGCTGCACCGTCAATCGCACTTTCGATTGCTGTATGCGTCGCAGCGCTGGGGTCATAAGAAATTTCAAATGACGCTTCGCCACCATCTTTTAGACCGCCAATAAATGTGCGCCATGTTGCGTCCATATCTGTACTGTCAATTGTCGCAACGCTTACGCTTGCTGGTGTAATTGACAATACATTTGCCACTGTCGTTGTGCCACCATCAATTGAAATTGTAGTGCCGTTTGCTGTTACTGCTCCCATTTTGGAAACTCCTTCTTAACTTGTTTCGTACCAAATTATATATTCGGCTTCGATGACAGAAACGCCTCTGTCGCCACTTGCCATTGAACCATCAATACTTGCTGTATCATTATCGTGCACGAGCGATTTAATCACGACCGTTTCGCTCGTGCCTGAATAGTCGTTCAACACTGAACGTACTTTTCCCGCCAAGTCTTTCGCAGCACTGTATGTTTCTGCGATTGATTCAACTGTTAAAACTGCACGTGTTAGATCTAAATGTCCATTCATCCCTTGTGTAGGTTCCGTGCCGTCGAGCGTGTAAACAATCAATGGAAAATCCGCACCTTGCTGGTGCGTCCACGGATAGACCCGCCCCGAAACAACTGCGTTAACCGTTGCATCGTTTACAATTAAACTTCGTATTGCTATTTCTAGTGCCATTTAGTTTGCGCTTCTTTGTTTTCGCACCGCTTCGGCAACGTGTTTCTCAAACGTGTTTATCTGCTTGCCTTTTGTTTTTCTAAACATACGGGTCGCCATTGTTTCACCACTAATTTTTCCAACAGAAACCGCAACTCCGTCATGTCCCCTATAGTTTTCGACCCAACGCTCGGCGGTTCCGTATTCAATCCAGTTTGCATGAAACCCTTTTTTCTTACCCTTGCGACTAAAAAACACGCCACCCCAAATAACATTGTTTTTTAGAATCCTCGAACCCGACGTTACTGATTTACGAAGGTTTCCAGTCTTGCCTTTTGGCGTAGCACCTCGCACTTGTTTGCGAATATCTGCCGATGCTCTCGCCATTGCTTTCTTCAAAACCTTTTTCCGAACCTTGTGTTCGAATTGTTCCAGCGCCCGATTCACCTCTGGCATCCCCAAAATTGTTACGCCTTCGCTCATTCGTCTACCACTTCTTTACACATCAGTTTCATGAATTCGTTGCGCTCGTCATTGTTAATAACCGATTCAATTCCGAGTACACGCGTACCAAAAAGTAAACGGCTCTTCGAAGTCAACCCCGAAACGTAGCGCATGATTACCCTGTGCGAAACAACACTTGCCATGCCTTCGCCAATATCTTTTTCGCTACCGTTCACTGGTTCGACCGCAGCCCAAACCGTATCATCCGTTGACCACGAACCTGTGGCTTCGCCATACGAATCAAGCGTTGTTGATTGCGTTTGTATTGCAACTCGATGCCGTAAACGTCCAGCGCGAATCATTAAAAAATCTCAACCATCTCATACGACTTAACCAAAAACTGCATTCCTAACGGAAGTTCATGTAGCGCATTCATTGAAACCGCTTCACGGTTTTCGAAGTAGTGTCCAACGAGTAAACGGATCAACAGCCGTAACTCTTCTGGTACATCGGTTGATGCGTCACCATACCCCGCAACATACGTTACCGTTACCGCATTTGATTCTGCGCGTGTATCAGGAAAATCTTCGTTGTACGCTGGCGTTATTCTTGCGGGTTCACTTGAAACATCCACATCGTACAAACTACTCGACCATGTTTGCGTTGCGCCGTCAGTGTCAACGTATTGAATACTCGTGACACTTTGCGCGGGTGAACGTGGTAAAACAATCTCACCACCTGAAAACTGATCTAATTTTAACGTAATCGTTTGCGTAATGAACGAACGTCGTGTTAATCGTTCGCCTAAACTTCGCGCAACTTTTATATAATCGCCAATCAACGTATCTTCTGTTGAAGTGTCAACGCGAATATGGCTCTTGGCTTCAGCAACTGAAACAGGTTCGACGCTTGGTGCGGTTGTTATTTGAAAACTTCTGTATCTCATTCAATTGCCGATTCGAAGTCGGCAGGTTTTGCAACTGCTCGTTCTTTCTTTTTGCCACCGCTTGCCTTTGCAAGTATTCCACGCTCGATTAAATGCGCTGCGTAGTCTGAATCTAATTCAACAACTGCGCCAACATCAAACGAACGCCCATCTTTACCGCATCCATTTTTGATTACTTCATATTTCATTGTAGTTTGCTCCGTTACCCCCGAAGGGGTTGCAAATGTTTTACCACTTGCAACCCCAAAAAGGTTAACCAAAACCAAACAGCGGCTTACGCCATTGTGATTTTTTGTACTGCTTCTGCTTGTGTCAATTCACCATCAACACGAATAGCAGCTTGCAAACCAACTTGTCCATTTGCTGCGTAAAGTTCATCGAGCCGTTTCAGCACGACACCTTGGCGCATTGCAATCCAGTAATAAGACCAATCACCAAACAGCACGGGAGTTGTGCCAGTTGCTGTGTCGTCTGCTGAATCAGAAATTGCAACTGGTCGCCCAAGCAATGTATCCGGTTGTCCACCGCTAAGCGCTGGCTGCCAAAGATAAGCATTGTTCGAATCTTTTAGTTGATGGATTTCTTTTGCAGTCGTTGAATTAAATACCCAAGTTCCCGCGTTTCGATAATTCGCTTTAACAGCGTAGAATAACGAAATCAATTCGTCCGCAGTTAAAACTGTCGCGCTCGCGGCGGTCAGTGCGCTAGTCGCTGTGGATTCTGCGCCAGTGGGTTGTCCTGAACCTGAGCCCGTCATGAAACCGTCTTCGAGTAAATTCGCGAACGAACGCCCAAAAGCATTTCCAAGATAGGATTCGAGGTTCACTGCGCTATCGGCAAGTAATTCCTCGGAAACTTTAACCATTCGAGTTGCCTTGTATGGCGTTAAAGAAACTTGCGCGAATGCATCGTCGGCTTCGCTGTAACTTGCTTCTTCGGAAGTCCATGCGGCAGCACCCAAGCTTGATTGCGTAGGGATTGTAATTTCGCCTGAAACGTTTACAACAGTTGCCAAGCCCATTATTGCACTCGCGTCATCCATTGTTTGGATTACAGTCGCTTGCAAACTTGCGGAATCGGAACCAACGGCAGGAGCAAGATAGCCACCTTCTGAATTTGTTCCAACTTGCAACGCTCGGAAATTATCACCGTTCAATCGACCACGACCGAAACGAATGTAATTATCAAACGCTGTTCGATATTCTTTCGAGCCTGTAGTTAGTTCTTCGCGTGCTTCAACTGTTTTCGGTGCTTCCAATTCGGTAGCACGATCTGTTGCAGTTGTTAGCGCTCGTTCTTCTTTTTCAATTGCATCGAATCTATCGATATCTTTGCGAAGGTTATCCGCATCGTTAAGCATAGCATCCACGCTTGTTCGCTGTTCAGCGTCAAGTGTTTCGCTTGCATCCATTACTTTCCGCGCTTCTGCAATGAGGTTTGCTCGTTGCTCGCGAAGGTTTTTCAAATTAGACATTGTGTCTTACTCCAAAAATTTTACATTACTAAAAAAACAATTTGTGCAACGGCACATTTGAAACCAACGGGCTTCATCTGTATATTGTGCTTATTGAATTAAAAGCAAAACGCAAACCGCGCAAGCAAATGCGGATTCTGGCGAAACGACCCGAAGTCGATGCCAGAAAAGCATGAATGGATTCATCGAGCAAGCCAGCAAACAAAAAACACCGTTGCGCTACTAAATAAACTAATGGCAACAAATGCCGAAAACTCGACAACGCGTATTTTTATTCGGTGCGGCATTATTCGGTTTCCGTCATTCGAAGTTTCAAACGCAAATCAAGCGTTTTACCAACTGAGTTAAAATCTGTGTTTTCAATTTCTTGTTCGACTCTGTAATTTTCAAGTGAACGA